CCACATCCTTGAGCATGGACTCTTGGAAGGTGCGGGTCGTGCCGTCAGTACGAGTACCAACGCCAGAAGTCGTGGGGTCAGCACCAGCGGTCGTTGCCGACTGCTTGTTGGTGTTGGTCTTAATCCATGACAGCAGCGAGGACATGGTGCGAGCCGTACCATAAGCGCCAGCGTTGATGCCCTGGTTAGCGGTAATAATCGCCTCAATGTCACGCTTCAACTCAGCCGAAGCCTTAGCAAGTTGGTAAGCCTTCTCCGACTTGCGGCCTGCTTTGTCAACAGACTCAAGAGTTCCAGAGATCTGGATCGTCTTTTGAACGATCTGAGTGTAGTTACCAACACGAGTTGTAGGCGTGATGGTCGTAGCAGAAGCGTCAGCACCCTCAACGGCAGCGTTAGAGGTGTTGGCGTTAGCCAGCGAGTCAGTCTGCCACTCATGGTAAACGGCAGTAGCCTTGCTCTTGCCGATAGAAGACATGATGGGAGTATCTTGGGGCGAAATGTCATAGATGACATCGGAGAGGTCTTCACGCTCACCAATCGCACGATAAGAAGTAAATCGGGTATCAGCCATTTTCGTAATTCCTTATAAAAATCGTTCAATTAAGCGGGCAGCATCGTCTTTCTTACCAGACTTTTTAAGCTGCGCTCGCATCCGTTTGGTTGCTTCGGAATCCGACGCTTCAGGCGACGAAGTTCCAGGTTTCAACATCTTCGGGGCGGCATTAACCTTCTTGGTTACTTGCGGCTTTCCCCTCTGAAGTTTGTCGTACTGCATTGCCTTGTAAAGTGTTAAGACCGCACGAGAGTCGTATACCTGAGCGAGTTCTTGGTCAGAAAAACCAATGGATTTGGCAAACTCACGAATTTCTCGCTTCACAACTTCACCCTTAACCTCGTCAGACATCTCAGGGATAGCGTCACGCAACTTAGCGGCTTCGCTTGCAAGGTGGGCTTTTAGCCTCTCGCTCTGCTCTGCTTGTTGTTGCTGGGCCAGTCTCTGGCGCTCTGCTCGGACTGCGGTAAGTTGCTTTTCTCGTTCTGCCTGTTCTGCAACCCTCACGGCATAGCCAATCGGGTCGGTTTCCTTCAGAGCAGACAAATCCTCTGCCTTTTCGGTCTGGTTGAGCATCTGCTCAATTACAGATAGCCGCTCGGCATACTGATCTCGGAGCCTAGAAGCCTCTTCAATCTTCTGACGCTCGGATTCAACCATCTTCCGTGCTTCAGCAACTTCTTGAGTCTTCTTAGTGTAGTCGGCTGTCCTTGAATACCCTTTAAGTAGCTCATCTAGCGGAACTTCGACCTCTTCCTTGCCTACCTTTACTCGGTAGGTGGGAGTCGGTTCCTCCTCTGGCTCTTCGTATTCTTGGGTGTCGTCCTCCAGATCCTCTTGGATTTCAACTTGCTCGATAGTGTCTTCAATAACTTGCTCGGGTGCTTCGGGTTGGGCTTGCGCCTCGTCACCACCCATCAAGCCATAAAACGCTTCGGCTGCCTGTCCTACTGTCTTACTGGAACTCCCCTCGGGGTTGGTATCCATTTGAACTCCTTACAAAGTCAAAAAAACTTTAAGCGTTTCCTCTCTATTAACCTATCGTCGGCAATAGATTGGATTGACGCAACGAACTCCTCGACTGCTCGGTACTTCTGCAACGCCCGTTCCCGAGCATCCACATCAATATCCGAACTATTGAGAATAGTAGAAATATACGCTTCCTGTTGTTGTTTTACAACATCTTGGAAGAAGTCATCATCGAGGAGCCTTTTCGCCCGCTCGGGGTAGTTATCCTGGGATTTGGACATTTCCAGTTATCTCTGCTCCTACCTTGGCGGCTTTGATCTGTGCCTCTGCTTGGAACTCTGCGGCTTTCAGTTCTAACTGAGCGGCTGCCTTCTCCCGCTCCAACTGAATCTGTGCTGCGGCTTTCTCTCGTTGCAATGCAATATCCGCTTGGGCCTTGACTTGCTGAACCTGAATGTCTGACTGCGCCCTTGCTTGGTCGGCTTGAATCTGCGCCTGAACCTGTTGCATTAAGGCTTGCATTTGAGGGTCAGGTTGCGGTTGCGAGGCCGCCTGTGCAATCTGTTGTTCCACCTCTGGGGTGACTTCTCGGAAAAACTCATTGGAATCCTTAAAACCAGCACTTTCGATGAATCTGCCAAGCGTGGATCGATACTGAGAGAGGCCAACCAAAGGCCCACTAGCTCCTTGCGTTCCAAGAATCTGCTCCTGTTTCTGAAGAACCATTGCCAGCATCGCCATCTGCTCCTGACGATTACCAGTTCCCAATCCTACATTGACGGACACATCGTACTCGTTTGACCACTCTCTTGGGTCTATAGAGACATATTTCCCACGAAGCCGGATAACCCGAGGCTTGTCCTGGTACTTGCAGAGAAGGTGCAGGATGTTCTTAAACAGATCCGTTACCCCACTCTCCGCAAAAATACGGGCGATTAACTCAACTTTCGCCGCACCAGCGTTTTGCATTGCCGCAACAGCCGTCGCAGTCGTGTTTTGCAGGATGTTGGGGTCTAAGCCTTGGGAGGCCATAGACACGCCTGTGCGCTTCTCCTGCACCGAGTCAAGGTACTGGAGCATCGGGAACGACTGGGAGGCTACGGGCGGGACTGTGATGGGAACCAGAGCGTTCGGGTTCTTAACACGCACCACCCCTCCTGGTGTGACTGTCAGAAGGTCATCCAAGTTCACCTGTCCCTCAACCGCAGCCACCCGAGCGTTGTTCGTCAGGTAAAGGTTGTCAAGGATCTGGCGGGTAATCGTAGACTTGATGAGCTGAAGATCCATCGTCCTGTCTGCCAGCGAGTTCCCGAAGAACTTGTGAGGCATCGGGATCGGGCAAACGGAACAGAAGGGAATGTAGTCAATCTCCTCGTTCTCGATAATCGTCTGCCCTGCGTAGACAACTCGACGCAGTTCTGCAATCCCGTCGTTGTCAAAGTCCACCTTGATGTAGCACTCAAAGACCTCTACATCTTGCATGGAAGGGTCTTGAGACTGCCTGTCTAGTGGTTGCTCACCTACGGAATAACGGGCGACTCTCTCTGGCGTAAATGTCAGATCCTCGTAGGACATAAGGTTTTCCACCTCGTCCTTGGGGTAGCCCATAGCAATTAAATCTGACCTTGTGACCAGTTTTCTGTGGGCTACGAAGGGAGCGTCAGAGATCGTCGTTGCCTTCTTGGAGACAATAAATTCCTCGGGCGGGACATTCTCGATAACGACTTTGCCCTTCTTGTCCTTCTTCTTGACCTTTACATTGTAGGCAAAGATAGGCTGCATCATGGGTTGGACACCCGTCTGTTGAGCCAACATCATCTGCTCGGGACTCGGTGGGACTTCCCCAATCTGCATCTGCTCTTGGCTAACGATCTCAAATTGATCGTCACTCAGGAGCATCGCCAATTCTTCTTCGGACAGGTTCTGGTAAGACTCGGTGTTGACTTCTTCCTTCTCGTCCCAGTAAACCTTGACTGTCCCGACCTTGCACATCAGCGCATCTTTGAACCAGTTGTGCATGATGGTCACGCCTGGGTTGTCACGCATCAGCACCCAGTTGGAGTATTCCGTGGCTTGCTTGGCCTTCTCCTCGTCGCCAGGGCCAGTAGGCTCAAAGCGCACCACATCATCGGACTGCGTAAACACTCTCAGGAGGGCAGGAAGCGCCCCGTCGATAGCCTCGGCTACTTCACCCGTCACAATCTGGCTACGGCCCTCTGTCTCGTTGCCATAGGGATCTCGGTTGTAATACTGGATCGCCTTGCGTCGTTGCTCGACAGTCTCGGTCTCGATATAGCCGATAGCGTTGTCGATTTCGGCTTCTACGATTGCTTTGAGTTTTAGTTCATCCATCAGACTATCCAATTCGTTTTGATCGGTAGGGGTTTATTCCAAGTCGTATTTGTGTCAATGCCCATAGCCAGATAGCGGAAGGCATCAGAGCAGTTGTGTACTACAGCGCCATTAGCCAAACTAAAATGTTCGGCCTCTGGAACTGTAATGCACCAAACATCAGCCCTCTGTTGAGTTGACCTTATTGTTTCGATAATGAGCGGCTTTGCAGTTCGGGTGGCAAAACTTCTGAGTGTGACCAGACTTGCGAACAATTGCATCAAACTCTTTACCACACCATAAACATGGCTTTTTGTCCCGCTTCCATTTCGTCCAACTTTCAGAGCGCTTTGCCATCCTACTGTGCCACAAACGCCCTTCATCGGACTTGTGCCATTGGGCTGCTTTTTCTCTAGCGAGGACAGTAAAATACTCTTGCCTTCCTTCTTTATTCTCTTTCCAGGTAAGTTTGAGGTGTTCAGTTGCCTCCATACATTCAAGGTTTGATATGGAGTTGTTAACTGTATTGCCATCTCTGTGGTGGATATGATGCCCAGGCGAGATCTTCCCAAAAGCAAGTTCCCAAACATCTCTATGCAACCTTTTGCCGCCCCTTGCAAAGTACCTTTCATTAGGCCATAAGCGGTATAACCCACCATTGAAATACTGCGTGAGAGGGTCAAGGTAGATTGGATCTGCGAACCCGTCAGCAGGGATTCTGCGGATTCCCACCCGCTGTCCGTCAAGAACTTGTGATCCGGCGTACATCTCACCATATAGCCGTTTTTGAACACAACCTCCACAACTGGGGCATTTCTCCGAGTGACCCTCGGATTCCGATACTCTTTCCAGCCACATAGCGTAAGAACCTTTCCTGTTTGAGGAAGGTTCATTATCTGACACATTCCGTTATGCGTCAATACTTCTGTTTCACCTACAAAGCAATGGCTTGACCAGTCGTGTAGAGGTTTGTCAAAGAAGACATTTCGCTTCTCATCGTATTCCCTTCTGTAGTTCCTCAAGCAATCCAGACCTTGCTTAACCTGTGGGTTGTTAAACCAGCACCTTGGTAAGAGTCGTCGGACTGCTTGGATTCCGTCATCGACTGAAAGTCTAGGTAGGACTGTACAGTCAAGCCCCGCCTCTCGTAGCACCTCAAGGCGACTCCTGCCAGTTCCGAGTTCACGGACTTCGACATCATGCGGGAGGAGATGCGTTGCTTTATGCCAGTTCCTATTCGTGAGTTCACGCACATACCAGTCAAGACCCTGCCCATGATTCTCAATGTAGTCGAGGAGACGGACTTCTTGCCCATGCGCTTGAGCCACCCATATTGCCGTAGAGTCGCCCACCCCCAAATCCCATGCCGTAAAGGTCTTACAGAGGTCGTCTCTTTGGATTTCGCAGATTTGGCCCTTCGCTTCAAGGTCGTTAAGGATCGAACCATAATACGAGCCTTCAACGGCGGCATGGAACGAACACTCAAACTCTTGGGCGTACTTATCCTCGCCCATCTCTTTTTTAGCCGCATCCAACTCATCTTGCGGAACGACGCCCGTTTGACTGGCTTTAAACTCAAGGAGAGCCCAATCATCTTCAGCTTCCGCTCGATCTCTGAGGTCTTTGAAATGGTTTGCTCCCTTTGGAGTCCCGATAAACATTGCCCAACCTTTTCTGTCGGCTAGAGCAGGACGGATGATCTCGTTCCATATCTTCGGGTTCATGTCCCCGACCTCATCGAGAACCACCCCGTCCAAGTAAATCCCTCGCAAAGAGTCTGGGTTGTCTGCTCCGTATAGGCTTATTCGCCTACCCCAGAAGTCCACCCGCAGTTCAGCGATATTAGCCTCTGCCTGCAAAGGCTGGGTAAAGTGGGTCAAGTAGTCAAAGGCGACCCTTTTAGCCTGTCGGTAAGTCGGTGCGATGTAGGCATAACGAGGATTCTCCCGTTCGCATTGCAGCGCAGCCTTAATGAGGTGGTTGATTGCCGAGACAGTTTTCCCAAGCCTTCTGTGGGCCACAACAACCACAAATCGAGTTCTATCAATAGCCTCGTGAATGGCAACTTGCGGCTCCCTTGGTTTGTACGGAATCGTTACTGTTGCCATGTAACCTTTAGAGGGCCACCATCGCCACCAGTCAGTTCGGTGACATTAGTCTCCTTCCAGCCAGCACGAGTCTTTAGCCAAAAGATCATGGCTGTAGTGTTCCCCGCCTTGGCCTGCTCATAGAGGCTTTTACCTATTTGAGCGTTTGCGTCTATGCGTCCGTCATCAAGTTCCTGGCGGTAATACTTGGTAAGCGTGTCTGCGCTTATCCCTAGCTTTGCCGCTATGTCTTCGTGCCTTACACCTACCGCTGCCCAAGCCTTGATTTTAGTCCGGTTCTCGTCAGTCGGTTGGTGAGCTGGTCTGCCCACTCCTTCTGCCATTTTTTAACTCCGATAAATATACTTCAGTAACCGCTAACTTCAGCGAATTGTGTTGTGATGCCCTAAAAAGTTCTGCCGCAGCCTTGTGGACAAATAACCCACCATCGACAGGCGACCCGTCATGCTTGTAAGTGACTGCCCACCTCTTAAACAAGTTCAGCCTTTAAGCCAGTAAAGTCTTCCCAACGCTTTACGATTACATCGCAATACTTTGGGTCTAGTTCCATGATCCTAGCAATCCGTCCTTGCTTCTCTGCCGCAATCATAGTGGAGCCAGAGCCACCAAAGAGGTCTAAAACAATATCCATACCCTTGCTACTGTTGTTTATTGCCTCCTCTGGCAATGCAACAGGCTTTTGTGTTGGATGGACATAGCTCGCTTGGGCATCTCTACCAATCTTCCAAATGGTCGTTTTTGACCTATCTCCGCAAAAGAAGTGCTTTCCAGACCCTTCTTTCCAACCATACAAAATTGGCTCGTGTTGCGCACGATAGTCTTGCCATCCCATGCCAGCAGACTGTTTTACCCAAATAATTGTTGATGACTTTTTGAAGTGTTCCGCAAAAGTTTTTTCAAAGGCAAGTTTTGGCCCAGTTTGACTATCTGGGTGGCACACATAAATACACGCCAATGGCTTCATAAAAGCAAAATAACAGGCAAAAAAGTCCCTGCAAAATTGCTCAAAACTCTCGTCTGACATATCGTCATTTTTAATTGGGCCAAGTTTGTTCTTTTCCCCTCGGCCTTCATAAGCGACATTATAAGGAGGGTCTGTAAAGACTAAGTCAGCAAGACCACCATCCATCAACTTCTCTACCGCATCTATGCTCGAAGAGTCCCCGCACATAAGTCTGTGCCGACCAAGTTGGTAGATGTCCCCAGGCTTGGTCTTAGTCTCCTCTGGAACCTCTGGGACGGCATCTTCGTCTGTGAGCCCCTCTGTGGGCTTTACAGGGTCTAGAAGGTTCTTTAGTTCGTCTGCATCGAAACCAAGAATGTCGAGCGCAAAGTTATCCGCCAGGAGGTCGTTTAACTCTATGGTCAGAAGTTCGTTATCCCAGCCAGCGTTTAGCGCCAGTCGGTTGTCTGCAATGATGTAAGCCTTGCGCTGCGTCTCGGTCAGGTGTTTCAGCCTTATGCAAGGAACCTCCATGAGGCCCACCTTCCTGGCAGCCATCACCCTTCCGTGGCCAGCAATGATTACATCGTCTGGGCCTATAAGGACAGGGTTGTTAAAGCCGAACTCTTTTATAGACCCCGCCAGTTGAGCGACTTGCTCCTCTGAGTGGGTTCTTGAGTTCTTTGCGTATGGGATCAATTTCTCAATCCCGATCATCTCTATGTTTTCAGCGCCCTTCATCGAGTCCTCTTAGGTTGCTCGGTACTGTATAAGTATACAGGTTAATCTTTGGGTTTGTATCTCTCTTTGAGTCGTGCCCCCAGAGACTTCAGTTCTCGGAGATCTGCTTCGTTTTGCGGAACCTTTGCCGCCCAGCGTTTGAATTGCATGGCAGCAGGAGTCGGGTTGCCACTTTTGTCTTTAAGAGGGTGGTTTGCCGTTAGCGCTTGGCTTGCCTTCCTGTAGATAAATTTGGCTCGGTCATACTGGTCAGACTTGCTCGCACCCTTTGTCGTTCGTACGGGAGAGCGTACGCTACCACCCTCCTTATTGTGTTCAGCCATCTTCTTAGTCGTTCGGGCATCGTATTTCTCCCATACCTTCGCAGCCTCTCTAACTTTCACAGATGACATATCCTCTATTTGAGTGTAGGTAAGTCTTCTTACCCTTACATTCGTCTACAGCCCTGACAATGCCTGGGAATTGGTTAGGGGTGTAGTCATCAAAAACTATGACCTTGACTCCCTTTAGGCAGCTCGTCTCGTGCTTAATATCTTCGTAAGTGTGAGAGCCGTCTATAAAAGCGAAGTCTACTTCTTGGGGGACTAACTTCTTTTTTGTGTCCCCGCTTATAAATTCTATGTACGGGAGTAAATCTTTCCAGGGAGCCAAAAGTTCCTCCCTTGTTTTCTCTCCCGTCTCGTCGTCTATACAGTTCCACTTCTGCCGCTTGTCGTGGGGCAGGATGTCGAATGTCTTGATGTGGCCTCGTTTGTTGAAGTCTTTTAAGACCTTCGCCATGACCAGCGCAGAAAAGCCCCTAGCAGTCCCCGTCTCGATGATCTTGATGTCATCCCGATCTTGTACGAATCTCGCTAGGGTTGCGTAGAGAACTCGCCCGTGTTCGTAACAGAGTTGACTTCCCTTCCTGACTACCTGGGTGTGTAAGGCTAGGTTCTGAAACCAGTCTTCGTCTACAGGGTAGTCTTTGCAATACTCTAAAATCTGTGGGTAAGTCCTAGACTTACATTCTTCCCAGAGTCTTAGGTAACTCACTTCTTTGCTTGAGCGCCTCTCATATTCGCCAGCAGGGAAGGATAAGCAGTCCCCGTTTTCTTGGCGAAAGCCTTTGCCGCCTTCTTCTGGTTGGGGCTTAGAGTCTTGGGTTTTCCTAATCCTTTGGGACGGGGCTTCTCGTAGACTTGTTTCATACTCTCGCCATCCTTATCTTTAGACAGGCTCCAGCAGCAATCTCAGAATTTGCCTCTAAAGCATCAAGGGCATCAGTAAGCACTCTCTCACATTCCTTGAGGCTGTCGAATACTTGATCTGCTTTCCAGAAGGAACAGTCCCCAGGAATACAGAAAAAGACTACAGCCACAAAGAAGTTCACTTTTTCTTCTTCTCCGGCTTGCCTTTCATGGAACCCGTCTCTTTGACGAACTCCTTGGCTACCTTCTGAGAGATACCGAGCTTCTTAGCCATTTCCCTGCTGGAGGCTGCGGCTTGCATAAAGCGGTTCTGCGCTTTAGATACGGCTGGCATATCTACTCCTTGTTAGAACGGGCTGGCGAAATCTAGTGTGTTCAAGACCGAATCTCGTTGCTCCAGCCCAAATTTATTCTTCTTCGGTATCCCAAGCGTCGCAGACACCAGATGACTTGCACTTAAATTCAAAAATCTCACAGAACACCTCGTCTTTGCCGAGGCCGCAACCCTTGAGTTTCTCTCCGTACTCACAATTGCCGCACTTCTTTTCGCCCTCGCTGGGGCCGTAGTTGGCGGTCAGGATTGCTTTTTGCTTGTTACCTTTGTTGATCGTTTCGTCTTGGGTCGCCAGAGGACACTCTTCATCGTCCATCAAAAGCCCACCCTCTTCCTTCTCAGCCATCTTCTTTCCTGGGCCGAGAAGTCCGATCAGCACAGTTACGCCTTTGTCCTTCATTTCTTCTTAGGCTTAGGAGGCATCTTCT